ACCCCCCTTTTAGTTTTTCCTTCTAAGATACTCTCTAAGATTTTTCTTTTGTCTCCCTCCGATTTTAACTCTTCGGCTCGGGTTATAATATCATCAACAGAAGTCGCTTTGTCCAATATTTCGGGAAATATCTTCGCAAAAGTTTTCTCACCGAGTAAGTATATACCATCAATGTTGTCAGATTTATCCCCCGATAAAATCTTAAATGTCGAAACATTGTAGTGTGGTATTGAAATGTCCTTCAGAGGGATGTTATCTCCCTCCTTATAGACTTTTCTATGACTGGGTGAGTAGACCTCTACTTTATCCGAAATAAGCTGTGTAAGGTCCTTATCTGATGAAAATATAGTTTTGTATTCGTCTTCAGAAATATTACAGTAATGTGCAATCGCATCATCAGACTCACACCCATCAATGGATACTTGTCTAATAAACATTTCTTCCAAATACTTCTTAACTCTCGACAACTGCCATTCAAATGAAATCTGTTGTTGTTCGTTAAGACTTGTTTTTCTGTTTCTTTTGTATTGTTCGAGCAACTCTCTTCGTGATGTTGAGTTATCCTCCGCATCCCAAAAGACTATGACTTTGTCGTAATTGTGCTCGACTAAGAATTTTTTGAGGGTATTCACGAAGTGAAAGATTGCACCAATATGGTTTCCCTCATGGTATAAATCTCTTACTCCGTGATATCCTATTTTAACTAAATTGTTTCCGTCAACTAATAATGTCTTCGTCAAAATACCCTCAATTAAAGGTTAGACTTCTTTTACTTCTTCCAATTTGTAGTCACCATCTGTACCGATGACTCTCTTCCAATATTCTGATTGTTCAGACTTATAAGTTTCAATAGACTTCTTTTCTTCTGCAGATTCTTTTCCTGCCAAGAAACCATGAGGTGTTACGATAATTTTACCGTCCTCATATCCCAATCCATTGATGTGGTTTTTCATAACCGATACTTTCGTTCTAACTGCAAACTTAACTTTTCTTTTGTCTTTGACCGCAGCAATCTTATTGGTACCAGCATTTTTCTGATTTCCAAATAAGAATACCAATGAGGAGTTCAACCAAATAGCCTCACCACCCTTAGCCTTAATCTTAGGTTGACCAAAAGGATTGTCAGGTAATTCTACCCACGGTTGATTAACAATCACCAACGTATTTTCATAGTTTGATGTTGCCTTTCTTGAACCCGCAATTCTTTGGTTAATACCCATACCGATTTTGTCAGCTAATGTGGCTGCGTTGTGTTGTTTACCACCCTTACCGTCAAAAGTCATTTTACAAGGAACAGAACCTACAGAATCCCACAAGAATAATAAGTCGTACTCCAACTCACCTTTTTCCTGAGCATCCAATAACTCATTGATGTAGTCTGTGATTTGTTCGATGTAATCAAAGTTGTTGTTAAATAAGAAGAATCCGTCCCAATCCAATTCACCTGTTTCCTCATCAACAACTTCTTCACATTGGAATCCCATTGTTAATGCGTGGTCAAAGGACCATTTTTGTTCTGTGATGATAAAGACAGGAAGGATATCCTTCTTTTGTGCGTCTACCGCGGCTTTAACCAATGCAGTTGTTTTACCAGTATCACTATGACCCAAGAACATATTCAGGTGACCAATTGCAGGACCAGGTAAACCTACCGCATCCAAAAACGCTTCACCTAAATCTAAAAACTTTTGTGGTTTGTATTTTGCTGAAGTAGAATATTTCTGCTTCAACGATTTGAAATCTTTTTTCTTAATTGCCATATTGTTTAGTAAATAAAGATGGTGGGGATAATGTCCCCACCATCATGTTAGTGATTCTTAGAAAGGCAAGTCTGTGTCAACTTCCATTCCTGATTGTGGGTCTTCCACTTTCACATTAGAGTCAGATGATACTGAACCACCCAATGTTACTTCTGTGTCGTCACCATAAACGTATTTTTTCAATTCCGTATCCCAAACAGGTGTTTCACCTCTTGCGATAGCTTCCAAATACTCAACAGGTTTTTGTGCGTAAACATCTTTCCATGTTAACTCATCCTCAACCCATTCCTTCATCTGAGATTTATCAGAATGAATTGGTGCTGGGTCATCATACATAATAGTCTTAACTACTGTGTATTCAATTCCTGAAGGAGTTTTTGATTTAGATAAATCAACAATCAAGTCACGACCTTCGTTAGCATCTGTAACATCACCCTTTTGTTTCCAAATTGGAATGATTTTATCTAAGATACCTTCTTGTTTGTAGTTATCCTTAAATCTCCAAAACTTAGGTCCGTGGTCTTCATTTTCACGGTCAATAACCTTAACGATATAGAATTTACGTGGACGGTACTGACGAGCCAATTCTTTGTCTGAGTCTTTACCTGTTGACATCAACTCTTCATAAACCTCAGTAAGTGGTGAACGCTCACCGTCATTCTTACCTGGGTCGTAGAGTTTAGTCCACTTACCGTCGATTTGTACTTCATGATACCATACTTCTTTGAATGGAGATGAACCATCAGGTGTAGGTAGAATACGAATAACTTTCTGTCCTGATTTAGTTCCTTTTGGTAGATACGTTGTAAAGTATCTTTTCAATCTGTCTTCTTGAGAGATTGATGTTTTCCCTCCGCCACTGCGTTGGGTGTTTTGTTCATACTGTGCTAACACAGCGTCGAGTGCATTTCCCATAATTTTTTCTTTTTACTCTGTTAATTGTTTCTCTTAAACTCAATAATAAGTATAGTCTTCAAACCTTAAAAGTCAACTAACTAAAAAGAAAAAGACCACCCTAATTGAGTGGTCTTTATTATAGTAAATTTTGTGTGTTAAGTCAATCTATTCTTCGTCATTGATTGGTGTATCAAATGATTTTTTGATGTCAGCATCAGAATAATTCTCAACTTCATCAGAGGTTAAAACGTATTCGTTCTTACCTGTTTGTTGCATCTCAACTTCTTTGTCAGCGAAGAAGTCGGTCAACTTCTGATTGTAAGGATAACTATCCAAACTTCTTAATTGTAATTTTTCTTCAGGTGACTTCTCTCTGTACTTTTCAACCTTCGCCTCGATATCATTAATCTTACTTAAGATTGTATCCATCTGAGATAACTTACTCTCCAAGTCGTTCAATTTATCAAACATTGAGTCCATATACTCATCTTGCTTATCTGAGATTTCATTTTGTTTGTTTACCAAATCTGTAATCTCCAACTCTTCAGTGTCTCCACCCATATCCTCATCAGACTCTACATTACCCTCGTCGTCTAATTTCTCAACTTCAGGGTCTGTATCTACATCAACTGGTTCTGCAATTTCTTCAGCATCCATCTCGACATCCATATCCATGTCTTCACCACCTAAATCATCAGTTGGTTCAACAGGCTCTTCTTGTTCTACCAAATAATTATTGATAGAGTTGTGTCTTTTGAGTTCTTCTAATATTTTATTATCTACTGACATTTTAATTATTTTTTACCCGTTTAATAATGTTTTCACACCGTGTGGTGTTTCAACTTTAAGGGTTCTGTTTACTTGTCTTGTATTGTCAACTCTTTCAATAAGTCCGTCTCTCATACTAACAGTGTAACAGTCTCCTGTGTCTAAGTCACAAACTTCTTTGTAACCATTTCCGGCATCTCTTTCAGTAATTCTCGTGTCTTTTGACAAATACTGGTCTAATAATGATTTTACGTTCATAGTAATACTTTTATTTATAAATATCAAAGCTTATAGAAAATTTCAAATGTTTGGTATTTTTGTTGTCTAGTACTGTCAGTAGTACCACTTGAAGTGACTGGATTAAATAGAATTTGAAATTTGAATGTATAGGTTCCTTTATAATCTTTTGGTTGCCAATCAGGAGAAGAAATTGGGTCAACACCAAATATTAATGGTACAATTAAATCATTGACCACATTTATTGAAATGGTACCCTGTTTGGATAACAGTATATATCCTGACATGTCTTCATTATATGGTGCACTATCACCAGCACCTAAATAACTTACTGTTGAGTCATCAGGTTTTGTAACCCAACCCATTTTGAGAGCTAAAACATTCCATAGTCCAACACCCGATTTAATTTGTGTAGAGAATGAGTTATTAACTAAAACACCACCCATAATACCATTTACTATATTAATGTCGGCAAGTTCTTCAAAAACCACCGTATTTGGATTTTGTGCACCTACATACCACTTAATACCTTGGTCAAAAAGTGGTACTACCGTTTCATATCTTTGTTTTATCTGTTTTTCTTGGTCATTGGCAGGAGTAGTAATTATTCTATTGAATTCACTGTCTGTTGATATTTGTGAGTAGAAGTATTTGATGTAAATCTTAGCATACATCTCCTCATTCTTATTTTCATATCTTTCACTACCGATTTGGCTCATGTCGTTATATACAGAAGCAACATCAAAGACCGATTTAATTGCATTCATACTTTTTTTCCAATCACTAAATGAAGCTAACGGTACATTTTGTCCCTCTATATTTACACAAACCTGTCCTTCTAAATCACTAACATCAACACCTCTTAATATCTTATTGGTAGTTAAGTTACCCAAATTACCATTTTTGAATTTTACGGAAGATTTGAGTACACCCGTATTGTATAGCCACGGTATTAAACCAATAAGTCTTCTAACATCTTCATCACTTTTTGACAGTGAAAGTGAATTAACATAATTCCTGATATTATTATAAGAAAGTGTTTCTTCTCTTAACGGAACATAATCTAAACCTGAATATGTTGCTATTGGAGTACAGTTTGATGAACCAATTTCTGTAGACTCACCCTGAACACCATTTGCAGTTGATTGTTCATTTGTAATTGGTGTTGATGTCCCTTCATCATTGGTTACGTCCTGATTTTTTTGTTTTGGTTTATTATAGTCATTATTTATTCTAGTCAACAAATCAATATTAACACTCATAGTAAGGTCTTTAATACTCGGGAATGAGTATTTTGAAATCCTCACACCACTAAACGTAGTGACAAAATCACCAGGAGTAATATTGTGTGATACATCAGTAATCCAATATGGTCCAGTAAACATAGGTACATACCTTAAATTAAAATACATCGTAGGCTGAATCATCACATTACCCATTGAAGATATCTGACAATTATAACTTCTATTCTTATAAATGTTATATAATGAAGTTGATTGTTGGAATGTTTTAGAACCCTTACTTTGATTTGCCATATCTGTCAAAATTCTAAACGATTCCGAAGTATCCTTATATTGTGATTGGTCCAAACTCACTGATTTGAATATACCCTGATTTCTTACACCAAAGTCAACATTGAACCCTACCACCTTATTTGAAAACGCATAATCCGTTTTGTTTGATTGATTTTCTCTTAACACCTCAGCTTTATAAATGTCAAAACTGTCATCACCAAAACGGTAATCAACATTTTCAGACATATTTGGGTGTTCTGAAACTTTATCAGTATATAAACACAAGAACCTCGGTCTACTCTTAATCGTATCAACCTCTAAGAATGTTCCAAATACATCAGACGCTGAACTCTCAATACCCTCTTCAGGTTTTGCGTCGGATGATGGGTCACTCACACCATAGAAATTTGTATAGGAAGGAAGAGCCATAAACAACATATTGTTTTTCTGAATAAGGTGACCAATCAATGTATAAATAGAATTACCATTTACCTCATCATTTATGTATCCAACCAATGAAGTAACATCAACAATAAGTTTATCACCAATATCTCTATTTGCCCTATCTAAAAATAAGAAGTCCTCAAATAATGTTCTATTTTTGAAATCACCACCAGCAATCCATTTGTCGTTTAACATCTTAAAGAATTCATACAATTCTAACTTAGCAACATCACCGTTCATAGATGATTTAATATTTTCACTATCTTCCGTAATATTTGGTAAGTCTTTATTTAATTGTCTGAATAAGTAATCCTGAATTTTTTTCTGTGAAGAATCTAAAAGTGTTAGGTATTGATTAAACATCGTCATAAATTGACCACCCGTCATAGAATTATTAGAATACTTTTGACTTGCAAACATCTTAATAACGTGTGATAGTTCTCTCACATTATCAGCAGTAAATTCAATATCCATAGCAGGAAAGAAGTCGGTAATATATGAACCGTTATCACTATATACCATTCCACTTGCTTCGTATTCACCAACAGCTAACCTCAGAGCTTTCCAAGCCTCAGGATACTGAGACTCACTAAACACTACCGTTGTATTATTATTAATTTCAGGTAATGAATCATTAATGTATTTACCAAAATCAATCCTTTGATTCTGTGTTTGGTACCTTGAATCATCAGTAAATGAATACCACGCACGTCTATTAAAGTATGACGGATTACCCTGTTTGAATATGTAATATTCATTTTGTAATTTACGTACTGATTTAATCAACGAACTGATTTGTTTTTGAGCAATTCTCTTTCCATCTAAACTACCGTCACCCGATAATTCGGGTCTTTCAACAAAGAATATATTTTTTAATGAGTTAATTAGATTTGGTTTTTCACTCTCAACATCCTCCCTATTTGGGTCCTTACAGAAATTAAGGAACTCCGACTCAAAAGCGTTAAGGATATCTTCATCAAATACTGCGAAGATTTCTTCAATACTTGAATAACCCAACTCACCTTGTAAGTTAAACGCATCCTGAGCAGAATTTTCAGGATTTATAGTTTTAAGGTATTCTTTATATGTTGGCTTCTTAATTAATGATGTATCGAAATAACCAAAATGAGAACCACCCCAAATAGTTTTTATAGAACCATCATACAAAGGTTGAGTTAAACTGTTCTTAACAAACTGACCTGTCGGTGAGCTAGTTTCATATTGGTATTGATTAAAATCACCACCACCCGCAGATGGATAACAAAGAACTAAATTATTTGTAGAGTCATCATAAGTTTTTGGTGAATCATAAAAAGTATAGTACGAATCTATATTATAGTCGTTCGTACCCTTTTTCATTCTAATAATTGAATTATCGTTTGTGGCAATTTTAAGACCGTTACCCTCAAATGATGTTCCACCCGAGAAGTAAGTTTCAAAGTCCTGTTGAGTGGTTCCTGTAATAAACTCATTATAACCAAATAAGTAATTTACATCATTAATAATTTGAGGATAAAATCCCACCTTACTATTAACTTGAGTTGCAATACCCGGTAAAGTATACGTCACCTCCATTTGGTAATCTGTAGTACCAGTATTACCATATCTCGGAATAACGTATTTCTCTAATTTTGATGGTGTTTGTGAGAATGGGTCATACAATAAATCTTCATTAATACTACCCCACACATCATCAAGAATGTCTACATTATTATTTACATAGTTTTTGTATCTATGCCATATCGAACCATATTTAACAATCCATGAATAAGGTAATTTATGTAACGCAGCAAACTTATTATAAGTTGCAAAATTATATCTACCTTTTTTCTCATCACCATTTTGACTATTAGCTACCGACTGTAATGCACCTAACACACCAGCATTCATCTCTTCCCTTAACGTCTGTAATGGTAATGAATTCAAATACATATAACCCAAAGAAACATACGGATTATCTACTCCGTTTTTCATGTTGTCAACAGACTTATTAATTGAATTTATAAAGTAAGGAGTATTAAGTAATGATGTTATTTGGTATCGTCCAGTTTTTCCTGAGTAATTGTTACCGTAATCAATAGGACTTTCAGTTACCATTAAATCATTATTATTAATCCTATTAACATAGAGGTCTCTAATATTTAAGGATGTTGGAAAACTAACGGTACCACCTGTATTAATATACCAACTAGTTGATAATGAAGGTGTATTGTTAACCTCCCTCACTAAAAAGTTTTCATTAAATGATGTTATTGTCTTTTTAGTACTCGAGAAAAATAATGATTGTGTTGTTGAATTTGACTGAGATAACGACTCAATCTCTTTACCATTAGAAACATTTTCTTTTATCCATTGAAGACTAGTCAATGGATATACATCAGTCAATATTAACTCATCAGTCTCTGGCGATAATAGGTATTCAATCAAACGTCCTTCAGACTCCGCAGAAATCTCAATCGTTGGTGATATACTTTCATATTCATCAGAGGTGTAAAAATCAAATGGTTTTTCCTCTAACTTTTGAATGTATGGAGTAACAAAAACGTCAGCTAAAAATGTATTCCATTTTTCACCCGTACCATTATTTGATATGTGTGATAAAATACTTTCAAAGTTTGACGAATTAATACCTAATCTTTTTAATTTCATTTTTAAGAATGGGTCACTCTCAATCGCATTCTTAATGGTTTCAGTTTCAAAATCTGCAGTTACCTGATAAATGTTCAGTTTAGATTCTGTTGGTCTATAAAGTTTAGTATAATTAGAAGACAACATAGTCCTTTCCCAAATCTCATATAAAAATGGAACTTCACTTAAATTTTCATATGGTATATTACCATATGGAAACTCCACACTATTCATAGGAATAGACCTTAATGAGTCTTTTGGATTTCCATAATTAGCAGACCTTTGTTCTTCTTTTCTTTGTAACTTACCCTTTATAAATTCTTCAACAAACTCAACCTCAGGCCATTTATCAAAAAGATAACCCTTAGTCTGTGACTCTACATTAGGGTCACCAAGGTATTTCACAACATATCTTTCATTACCATCCTCGTCCAACTCTTTTTCAAAATATTGTGGCCATGGATATACTGTTTTTTGACTATCATTAATCGAAAGAATTGTGTCCTTACTATCAACACCATTAGTTGTTTGGTCACTAACAATAACATTTTGACGAATAGGGTCATCCTTAACATTCCACGCATCGGTATGAACCTCGTCCATTAACCTATAAAATGCATCAACATTAGCCATTAACATCGCCATTACATTCCTTATTGTTGGTCTAAAACCTAAACCACCGTCAGGTTTTTCTATTTTTTGTGCAAGAGCCGTCGATAATTCCTTTTTTATATTCTCAGCCTTATCCGTATAAATCCTTTCTATCTTATCAATTTTGGCTAAAAATGAACCCTTTAATACATTTTTACTACCACTAATCTGACCAAATGAATAAAACTTAGGAGTTAAGTCCTCATCGGGAGTTAAGTCTTTATTATAATACTTTCGTGTTGCCTCAAAATAAGCATATGTCTCAGCACTAAATTTAACTAATTCAAACTGATTAGGTGTGGCGTTTTTTTGGAGTTGATAGGTTTTAGTAATATCAATATCTTCAAATGTTAAATCAAATTCCAAATCACTCTCACTAATGTTGACAGGAATACTTGCCGATTTTTTCTTACCTAAAATACTATACTGACCATCCTCACCAAAAGTAGCATTATCATTTAACTGTTGATTATACTCATTAATTTTAGATGTCAATATAGCCCTAGCTTCAAACTGTTTGTATAGACTGTTTTCAGTCTTCTTTAGTGTTGAGTATACAACACCATCTAAACCAACATACTTTCTACCCAAATATTTACCTGGCCAATTCGTTGGTCTATCGGCAGTGATATAATACCTATATAATCTTAAAGTTTCTCTATATGATTCAATATCGTTCAATACTGATAAATCTTCCTTACTAAACTGTTCACGTATAAAGTTTTCCAAACCTTTTAATCTACTGTTTAATTCCGATAGATTTAGTCTTGGTAATTTAGGATTAATAAGACCTTTAGTAATATATGTGGTATAAACATCATTAAGAACTTTATCTCCACGTGTAACAATTATCGGTCGAGTACTAACCTCAGTATCACCTCTACCAACAGCAATATCAGTTTCAGTATTTAGTTGGTTTTCAAGAGTTTGTAAATCACCATTGTAGTCTGAAGGTTCCTCATTATTATCCACCAATAAGTTAGTTTCATACATATGTGGTAGAGCAAACAACGCACCTAATGAAAGGTCTGATAAAATAGCTGCCGTCCTACCGATAAACGAAACAGAAACTTTATAGTTACCATCAGTCGGGTCAAAACGAGCATTGAAACTCTTCATCATCAACTCGTACTTAACAGCCTTACCGTAATATCCTTTAACCGTTAAATAGAATAATGGATACGGTAATTGGAAGAAAGCAGAATATGGTGAATTCTCACCCAACTCAAATAATGTTCTACCTTGAACGTCAACCATTTCAATATCAACCTGTGGTATAAAAGAAGCATTATTCTTAATATTAATAGATGTGATACCCAACATCTGAGTATCCTGAGAATTGTTAACCACTGAACCCTGTTCGGTTATTTGGGTTTGATTGATACCTGCATTGGCTAATGAACCTTTACCAGTCAACTGGTCGGTATATGAAGTATCTAAATATTTTTTACCCTGTGGTTTTAAGAAATTAATTTGACCGTCCTCAGTTTCACCAAAGTTAGCAATTTTTACATTACGAGACATTTGGTCAGTATTTTCTCCTAAGGCTAGTTTTGTTCTCGGAATTATTCTCGCTTCCAAATTAGCATACATCACCAGGTTCTCGTGTTCAACCAATCTCTCGATTTGTTCACCATCACCATTGACAACTTTGTTTGGGTCCACTAAGACAATATTGTCAAACTGGTCAAACGCAATTTTCTCTCCCCCATAAAAACTTCTGAAGTTCTCGTTAACGGCCATAATAATAGAAGTGTGTATCTAAAGCATTTTTATAATCCTGTAAAGATTGAACCAATGGAAACGGGACAATTAATACAGACCCATCAGGAATGTCTTTTTCTAAACTACCATATTGTGGATTGGCTATCTGTATCAACCAACCGAAGTATGGTGTTTTGTAAAATTCATAACTAATTTTATCTAATCTACTCACACCTGCTCTATAAACATACCTCTTATCTGTCGTTTTTGAAGGCAAATTAATATTTGGAACAACAGTTTGTTCTCCATTCAATAAAAATTTCTGATATCTATCGTAATATTGCATTATTGAAACTTAACTTTATTATTCCATTTATCAGGGTCACCCTCATTATTACCCGTATATAATTGTTGAATCTGTTTTTTTTCAGAATCTGTGGCATTAAGGTCGTTAGCAAATGTAAATTCTCTTACTTTACCCTTAGCATAAGGTAAGTCCTTAAATTCTGTAGTAGAGTCCATCTCATCGTTATAAGATTCAAATAACTTAGATATTTGAGTTTTAGCTTGGTCAAAACTTTTCTTCCAAGTATCAACATTATTTTTAATTGATGTCTCCCACTTTTCAGGTTTTGTAAAATTGTTCTCTTTTACAAACTTAATTAACTCTTCAGTTAAATCAGTACTATTGTTTAGTATGTGTCTATAGAATGTAAGGTAGAACCTCTTATCTTCATCACTTGGGAAGTCTTCAGTCATCGTAGTCATACTTAAATCTTTTTGATAGACCGTGTTTGTATTTTCAGGTGCCAATATTTCAAAGCTATCACTATTAACTGTATATACCTTAGTTTGAGTGATAGCATATAACTCATTTATCTTATTACTGATTATAGTTAAGTCACCTTGAAGTTCATCTAATGTATCTGTGTAATCATCTGTATATACCTCAGTTGTCGCACTTATATCATAAATTGTTGTTTTATCACTTTGGATAAATCCGTCAATCTCTTGATTTACAACATTCATCTTATCAATGATTCTGGTCATATCCGTTTCTTTGGTGGTTAACTCTTGTAACTTAACAACCATATCAGATTCAAAACCATTTTGTAATCTTTCAATTATTTCTTTTAGTTTTTTATTGTACTTCCTTACATCTTTATTCTTAGCCCATGTTGATTGTGCAAACGTTGTTGTTAATGTATCAAATTGTAATGGGTGTGAATCACCATCAACATCTTTAAGTGATTCCTTAAATTGATATTGAATCTTATCAGAAAGTTTTTCTGATTTACCATATATATCGGCACCTATACCTATCACCTCACCATTGATATAACTTCTATCTTTAGTGAACAATCTCAAACCTATTTCACCATAATTGTCAGCAACACTCTGAAGTGTTGGTCCAACCGTATCTCTATATGTTTCGTACTTATCAGACAAATCGTCCATTATTGATTTGTATGAAATAGTACCAGTGACTGTCGTTCCTGTATTCTCAATAGTTTTAGACGTAACCTCACCAATGGTACTACCACCATCTTTCACATCTTCACCACTTATATCATCAACACTAAATGCAACATCACCACCCAACGCTTCAATGGTCTCTCTATCGATTTCTGAGGTATCCTCAGTAGCTACAGACCTTTCGTCGTACATTTCCGTGTTAGCATAATAGTTAAACGATAAGGCGTTCTGTAAACGAGAAACAGGTTCTTTAAGACCGTGACCACCAATAAAGTAGAATGATAAACTTACATCAGCAATCATAGGTTGAACACCGATACCTTCAGGATTCAAATCCAATATTAATGGTTCATACCTGATACTCATTTGTTGAATAGCAATTTTAGTATGGTAGAAATCACCAACCCTCAACACACAAATCGGTGGTGAACCAAATGAGGTATTCTGAGCGTTATTTTCCAACGGTTTACCATCAGGACCAATCGTAGGGATTGTCTCACCTGGTCTCATACATTGTTGTAAGAATGTAAGACGTGAATTCAAACCTTCAGGAGTCATAGAGTGGAAGACAGGATTAAAGTATTTAATCTTTTCTTTAATACCATCATATAAGAATGAAGTATCTTCCGTTACGGCTTCAAAGTAGTCACACTCAGATAATAACTTACGTAATATCTTTTTAGTAATACCCTCTCTTAATCTTACCTCATCATTCTGACGAGGAGCACCTGGACCTTTTACTATTTCTTTTACCTTTTCTGAGTTTTCACCAGTTTCTTTTACAATAACCTCATCACTTTGTGTTGGTTCTTCAGTTTCTGTTTTTGGAGGTTCAGTAATGGTAATATTAGCAACCACAGTACGACGACACCCCATCGCCTGTACAGAATATATTTTTGCAGCCCCTTGTAAGTCTTGTGAACAATCAACATTATCAATATTAGCACCTTCACCTAAAGATGATGTTTGAATGGCTATATAATTCTTTTCATTAACCTTTTTAATTCTTGGGTCATTCAATATTTGTTTCTTAACAGAATCAACTCTCCTTTTAGATAAGTTAGTATTGTAACTATCATCGTTAGGTGACGATGCGGAACCTGTCAATTTAATATTCACACCAAACTTATTAGTAGCGGCATCTACCAACTTATTAATGAAATCATCAAGTTTGTTTTTACCCGCAACAATTTTAGTATCAAAGAAAGTCTCAACCTGTTGTTTTTGTCCAATACTATCCGCTTGTGAAAGATATGTACTCTTTTTACCAATATATGCATTATAAGACGTATCGTAATCTACTGTAGATGTTGTTGAACGAGTATTAGAATCTGGCTTATCATTATCAAAATATAATGTAGTACCCTCAAACACCCCTAAGTCTGGTTTCTGTACAGTATCAGTTGATATATTATCAGGTTCAGGGTTTTCTTTAGGTATCTCTCTTTCAATCTCCTTGAAGACCTCAGGATTATTTGTTGTAGTAACAACCTCATAGATATCATTAAAAGATAATTGACCATATTTCCTTGCCAATTCATAGATATCCAAAGTCTTACACCCTGAGAAGAAACTATCCACAATCTTTGTAACCTCAGAGTCTGGCGTTACATTTGCTAATTCCTTATCCACCAATGTGTTTAGTACGGACGGGTGGTCAACCAATATCTTAAAACTTAATGAACCCTGTCTCTGAGTATTTGAATACGTATAGATAGGTTCAGGTCTTCCCAAGAAATCATTTGTTGTCCAATTTGCCGAAACATTCTCATCAACTCTCAAGTCATATGGAGGGAACCACATCACACGACCACCATTAGGTCCCTTCTCACAGTTTGGAAGGTCTTGTGTCATATCTGATGTTCTCCACGCCAAGTTTTCCAAAGACAACATATATTTTGTTGCCTCACCATTTTTGATATTAAGACCATCAACAGGAGCAATATTCAAATTGTAAGTGTTATCCAATACTGAATTCGTAAACTTACGAATGTTACCTTCAGTTTTTTGAAGGTCGGCCATTTGGTAATAAGGTGTGTCTTTAGTGAATACTCTACAATATTCTTGACCTACCTCAACACCATTTTCGTTAACATATCTTTTTACTCTCGAACCCTTAGTAATCTCTCTCGTACCATCATAGAATACTTTAGATACCTGATTGATAGCATTACCCACGTGTTCCAACCTCGCTTGACCGTTCAACCCGTCGGCAGCATCAATCAACCTTTGAGTATCATCTAAGATTGAACCCTTAGTTATTTTATATCTCGTAGATGAAGATTTATTAAATTGTGAACTAATTGGAGGGAATCCGTCATTTCCACCAACAATCTTACCACCAATACCTACGTTCTTACCCGCAGCCCTCGAACTCTTTGGTGACACCCACGTAAATCCACCACCAATATCTGGTGAATCACCAGGTTCAACAGTATTTAATCCAAAACTAAACTTCTGTTCACCCTCATATAAATTAGCCAATTCACCATATCCTCTAACCGCAGTCGGTATTTTTTTACCAAACTCATCAACAGGTAATTCATTAGACGGAGCAACAATATCGTTAGGGTCTTGGACTCTTGAACCTATATAATAGTTAGGACCAGGAGCAAAGAAGTTAGGGTCCGATATGAAGTTTAATTTATAATCAGGTCTAAACCTGTTGTACTCTAAGGCTTTGAATAATTGTGATGTTTGTCCTCGACCAGTGTTGTTTAAGAAAATATCCGAACCATTCTTCTTTTCAGGTAATAAGTCTCTAAACCCTAATAAATTACTAATAACGTTTACACCCGTGTTTAAGTAACTTGTAGAACCCTCAAAGTAGTCACCAGGTATCCATGAGAATGGAACATAAACACCAGTAATTCTACTGATAAAATCTAAACCTTTACCCACAATATTTGTCGGAGACGAAATCGTCCAATCAGGTTCAATAAATTCTTGTCTACCCGTTAGAATATCTGCAGCAATAAATGGGTCTTGTAATGCACTTAAAATATTTATTCTACCTAAAGTTTCTTGTCTAATCTCCTCATCAACTCTATACTGAAACTCGTCCTGTAACGACTTAGCAGCAATCTGTATCATTGTAGAGTCTTGAGTCAATGAACCATTTGTACCCTGAGGGTCGTCATTAAATAGAATCTGAGCCCCCGTATATGTTGATGCAACAAACTTATAATACGTATCTCTTTGGGTTACTAACTTTTGTACGTCCTTAACGGTATACCTATCATCATAACCACCAGCAGGACCATATTGATTTTGTATGAATAATCTAACCTCTTCTTTATCACCAATATCTTCAACTTCAGCACTATCCACAACAGAATAGTTGGTCAATATAAGTTCTGATTGACCAGGGTTTGTTGTAGGGGAAAAACCATCACTATTAAAAGGTGGTAAGTTCTTTACCAACAACTTCTTTCTGATGTCTTCTGTTGAATTAAATGATAATGGACTTGGCATCTATTTCAGTTTTCTATATAAATAGATGAAAGGATTATTTTATGATTTAATAAGTGGTACCTTGACGAGCCATTTCTTGTTGAATCATCTGAGTAAGATTGGCTAAGGCAGTTGGGTCGGTTTGTAATGATTGTAAAGACATACCACCACCCTGTAATTGAATGGTACCAGTGTGGTTTACATTAAGGTCATCAAATGTACCTCTAACTACTTCAACCTTCATTGGGTCAGTATTGGTCACTTTTGCCACATTAACAGGAATAACAGCACTTGGTACTACACCTGAACCCGAACCTGAATTAGAACCACCTGAACCCGAACCTGAATTAGAACCACCTAAACCAGGTACAGACGCATTCGCAAGGGCTTTTTTTGCTTTCTCTCTTGCTTTTGCTAAATCATCACTCAAATCACCAGCACCCATTTTTGCATAGGCACTGACCGCAGCAGTAGAGAAAGCGTCACCAATATCATCAAGTCCCTCGTTTGCAAAATGTTCAAATACAGCAGCGAAACCCTCTACACCTTCTTTGAATATTGTATCTACAGTACCAAACACGTTTTTCATGTTATCCTCGGTTAGAACACTCCCTATAACTTCACTAACTTTTTCCGCCGCAGCAATAGTATTACTTTCAATGGTTGCATATGTATCAGAACCCGCAATCTGTGCGGATACCGTTCTTGCCGACCCTTCTAATGTATTTTTGATTACTTCTAATACGGTCAATTGTTGTTTAGCAACATCTAAGGCTGACATATTTGCAGCCTCCGAACGTTCTTTAAGAGATTTTATAACCTTTGTTTGTTCATCAGGGTTAAGTTCGTTTATCTCCTCTAAACTCATTAATTCATTATTAACAGTGAATTTTAACTCACCACCATCGAACTGACCGATATTAGCCAACAATTCTCTGGTATCATCATCAAATTGACCTCCTAAGATATCTATTTGTGATAACGCTTCTTGACGTTTTGCTGCTTTAATAGCAGTATTGGACAATTCTTCATAATCCATATTAAGAGCGTTTGCTTGAGCCCTTAACCTTCTCATTTCAGTGGCAGATATGGCAAAGTCACCCGTTTCAGAATTAAATGATACCGCAGCACTCGCAGCATTTACAATAGACTCTTGAAGGCCATCAAGGTCATTTTGAGCCATATTCATTAATTGGAACGGGTCGGCTAAAGCACCCACAGCACCACCCAACATCTGAAACTCAGCGGCAAGATTAATAGCTTCAGAAGGGTCAAGTAATTTACCAGCCAAACTGGTAACATCTGCCATGTTAATTCTCAATGCTTGAGAACGAGCAACCATATTAGTAAATCCTTCAACTCCGTTTCTAAAATTGTACGAGTTTATGAGTTTTACATTATCTCCAACAGTTTTCAAGAATTGTCCCGTGTTAAGACCTAAAGACGCGGCACTCTTACGTGCACTTTCTATTTGCTTCGCAGCTTGTGTTGGACCAACACCAATTGAATCGAAACCTTCAACAAGAGTGGCCATTTCTTCACCTGTAAGATTTGTGGCTTTTTGTATAGCAATAAAATCATTTAACTGTTCACTAGTTAAAGTAACATTTCTTTGCATAATAGTACCAATCGCAGCCATCTGTACCCCAACTTCAGTTGCACTGACACCTAACTCTGCAAGGTCTTTAACAGATTGTGAAATAGTCTTTTGCATTTCTTGGGATGCTTTAGCTCCCTGACCAAAAACATCCGCAGTTACTGACTTAGCAGCACTGTCAAATTCAAAAATCGCTGAACGTAGTTCTTTAGTATATTGAATGGCACTATTAATCGCGTCATTCAAATCTTTAGGACCACCACCACTGTTATCTTGTAAAAACATTTAGACTATTTTACTTATAAATACCTTAACGTGAACTTTGTCTACGTTTCTCGTTCAACTTTTCCATATCATCAATATACTTTTTGATAAAATACTTCCTTTCGAACGTAGGCATTTTAAGAAGGTCAGAATAGGAGAACCCCAATTCTTTGACACAATAATAAAACTCATCAAGCATAGCTTGACGGTAATCAGAAGAAAGGACGAAAAAACTCCGCCCCGAAGGCGATACGAGTCGACACCTTTTCTCCTGACGGGGCTACAAAAACACGGTCCAAATCTAACTTCGGTTCCGCACCTTCCATTGTGTTTCTAATATACTTAGAATCTGCAATCGGAAGATTGACAATAGTTGATGATATATCAGCCGGGTCCTTAGAACCATCAAACTCAACAATCATTTTTTCTAATCTTTTAGTAACCACAGGAGCAACCATACCATCAGGGTATGCGTCTCTCATCTTTTGAAGGTCTTGAATGTCTCTTTGATTTAAGATACGACACTTCACCATTTTTTGACTAACAGGTAACATTAACTCAAATAAACCTTCACCATTTGGTTCAATAGTTGTCGGTTTAACATTTAACTCATCCAATAAAATACTTTGTTCAAAGTCCTTCATTGTTTTAGGGTCACGAAGATTGAATGTGTATTCAGGACCGAATGAAGAGTTTCTTAAGAAAATAAGTATTGCCTCAACATCACACTCCAACAATTCCATTGGGTCAAAACTAGGCTCATAAATTTTACTTCTTAATAAAGTCATAATGATGTTGTCACCATTTCTTTGACCCAACAAAGTATTTTCATCCTGAGCTGTTAAATAACCTACTTTAATTGAGGACTTCCCACTTTTATAGTACTTACCCTTCGAAGGTAATTGTACCACGTCATGAGGTAGGTTGAAGTCTTGTTGTCCGTATTGTGCTGCGTTGTCCATATCTTATATAATAAAAAAACCATAGAGAGTTCCCCCTCTATGGTTAAATATAAATGAACTGATTTTTTCGTAAATAGTATATTAGTAAACTAAAATACATCTATCAGGACGTAGTGTCGCCGTGATAGTTGCAATACCATCATCACCATAACCAAGTGAATCAAAGTTCACGTCAGTTAGGAATGTTCCTTGTAAAATCCACTTTTCTACTGCCACACCTGTTGGGTCTAACATTTCCAAGTTGATATTTTTCTTATAACCTGCAGCGTATCCCATACGACCCGTTACAGATTCTGCGTGTAAACGAACCCACTCCATCAACGCTTGAGAAGCAGAAGGACCGATTGGGTCACGGAATGTCACGTTTAGAGTGCTCCAAGTAAATCTACCAGCAACATATGTTTCTGTGTTCAGGAATGGTATTGGAACCGCGTTAATTGATACTTGTGGACGTGAAGTTGATTCAACGTACCAAGAGTTGATACCCAATGAAGAGTCAAAGGTCATAATGAACCTATTTTTTCTTTTTGGTTCATAGGGTACCGGCATTTTCATTAATAAATCAGCCATTGTATTTTCGTTTTTATATTTTTTGTTTATTACTTATAAATAGTTGGATAAGTGAAAATTTTTCTATTTACTTTATTTTGAAAAACCACATTATATAGAAGCTAACTAGAAATTATTATACTTCTTTTTTCTCTCCTCCTTTAGTTAAATAAGTTTTTACTGGTTTATCATCCTTATATTCTTTATCTAAGAAATTCTTAATGCTTTCA